TGAACCGATAACCTCGTTTACTGATGGTACAACAGAATCATTAGTTGCTTCGAGTCTCTATGAAGATATCTGCCGTAGTGCTTTATCAAACACACGCTGGAGATTTGCAACCAATCAAGCTGTACTGAACAGATTGAGTGATGCTCCAACTGGTCGATATGATTTTGCTTATCAGTTGCCAGCAGATACATTGATTGTTCACGCAGTTACAGTAAACGATTCACAGATAGAATATCAAATATATGGGGATTTAGTTTTTGCAGATACATCAACTCAAGATACTGTAATTGCAGATTTTACATTCCGAGCTACAGAACAAAATTTTCCAAGTTATTTTACGATTGCATTAGAATATGCATTAGCTTCTGCTTTTGCTACATCTATTGCAAGAGATGGAAGCTTGATGCAGTTAATGACTACAATGGCTGACAGAGCGATGCTCAAAGCCAGGAATATTGACTCACAACAACAAACAACAAGAGCTATTCCACAAACTAGATTTAGTGCTTTTAGGAGAAGCTAATGCAGAAATCCAAAGTAGCACTTACTAATTTCCAGTTTGGTGAAATTAGTCCTAGTCTTGTTTCCAGAACCGATACAAAAATTTATAACAATTCTGCGCAAAGAGTAGAAAACTTTTTTCTAAGAGCAGAAGGTGGAGTGATTAAACGTGCTGGTCTATCAAAAATATATGAGTTTGATACAACTCCAGAAGAAGCAACATTTACAATTACAGTAACTGACTATGCAAATATTATTGTTGGTTCTCAAATAAGATTTTTTAAAACAGATGGTACATTAATAACAATTGAGTTTGAGACATCTGGTGCAAGTAGTCCAAGTGCGTCAGTAGGAAATAAACATTTTGTAAGAGCGCATCAAGATAATAATACTACTGCTGATAATTTATTTACTGCAATAAATGCTATAAGCGGATTTACAGTTTCGAATCCAGCTGCAAATGTTGTTACTGTTACAAGAGATAGTTTGTTTCTCGGTAGATTCACATCGGTTACAACGACAGATATAACAAGACTTGCTGTTACTAATTTTACAGCTGTTGCTGTTCAACAGCATAGACTTGTTCCATTTATATTTTCTGATGATGAAAGGTACATTGTTTCTCTTGAGCATCAAAAAATAAGAGTGTTTGATATTGATTTGAATAATAATGTGACTTTAGCTACAACCATTACAGCTGATAGTCTTGGCGCAACTCTGCCCATTACGAATTTAAACCTTCATCAAATAACGTATGCTCAAGCTGGTGATGTTATGTTTTTAGCACATCAAACATTTATGGTACGAAAGTTGGTGCGTACTGGATTAACCTCGTTTCAAGTTGAGACAAAATCATTTGATACACAATCTGCTGGTGCAAAAATATATCAACCTTATTTCCAGTTCCAAGATTTAGGAGTTACTCTAAATCCTTCTGGTACTTCTGGTTCTGTTACCCTGACGACAAGCGCTCCATATTGGGATACAACTGGTTCACAGTCTGGTGGAAATTATCCTGATTCTTTACATATTGGTGTGACTGTAAAATATCATGACCAAGAAATAGATATAACTTCTGTACAATCTGACACACAAGCAACTGGAACATGTTTAGCAACATTGAAAAAAAGATTAAAAGTAAATTCAATTCGAACAAATAAAGGTGTAGCTACTGTTACCGTGACGCTAGTAAATCATGGCTTTTCTGCAAGTGACGCTTTTTCTGTAAGCGAAGCTAATAATGTTGGAGGCATTGCAAATACGAATTTGAATGGAAATAGAACTGTTGCTGAAGTTATCGATGATAATACTTTTACTTTTAATGCATCGGCAAATGCTACAAGTTCAGCTCTTGGTGGGGGTACTCCTTTTTTAACAACACATGCCGCGGCAACAAATTGGTCAGAGCAATCTTACTCTGTGTTAAGAGGATTCCCTGGAGCTGTTACATTTCATCAGAATAGACTTTGGTATGCTGGAACTATTGCACAGCCTGACGGATTATGGGCAAGCAAATCAAATCAGTTCTTTAACTTTGATATTGGTGATGCAAGTGATAATGACTCTATTGATATTCGAGCAACGATTGGTGAAGTAAATACGATACGTCATCTTGTTTCTAATAAAGACTTGATATGTTTTACTGACACAGACGAATTAATTGTACCAGCTTTTGTTGAGAAGCCTACAACCCCTACAACTGCTACAATACAAAGACAAACACCATTTGGTTCTTCTTTTGTAAAACCTTTGGTATTTGATAATGCAACTTTATATGTGCAAAGTTCAGGAGAAATTGTCAGGGAGTTTCTTTTTAATGACCAGCAAAACTCTTATACTGGTCAACCTATATCTTCGCTTGCTTCTCATCTTATTCAGAATCCTATTCAAGCCAGCAGTCTCGCTGGTGGTATTGACCGAGCAGAAAGTTATTATTTCTTAATTGATGCTAATGGGACTCTTGGTGTTTTCAATTCAAATAGAGGAGAGCAACGGTACGGATGGACACAGTTTACAAGTCAGGGAAGTTTTCATTCTGTTTGTACAATCGATACAAGAGTGTATATTGTATTGAGAGTTGATAAGGGAGATGGAACAAATAAATTTATTTTATGTGAGTTTGATAATAGCTTTAATACTGATATGGCTTCTACATATTATGGAGCTAGCGGAGTCTTCGATGTCAGTTCTGATTTTGCTAACGGTGCAGTCCTCGATGTGGTCTCTGGCACTCATTATCTTGGTCAGTTTACTGTGGCTAGTGGGAACATCGATGTATCAGCTGTTGATGATTCTCTTACATCAGCAGAAATAGGTTTTAAGTTTGATGTAACATTAAAGACAAATCCAATAGATGCGATGTCTGCAACTGGTCCAATAACAGGAGAACCAAGAAGTATGAATAAAGTCATATTAGACTTATCAAACACATTGTCTGTTTCTGTAAATAATAAAAATCTTATTATCCGTCAAGTAACTGACGATTTAAGTTTACCAAGAGTTGCTGTAACTGGAAAAAAAGAATTTAGATTGTTGGGATATTCAAAAGACCCTCAAGTAACAATTACCCAGACAGCACCATTACCATTACAAGTAAATTCATTAATAGCGGAGGTAACATTCTAATGTTTATGGCGGCACTAGGTTTTGCTGGTTCTCTTTTAAGCGCAAGCGCAACACTTGCTCAGGGAAAAGAAATAAAGCGACAAAAAGAAATGGAAGCGGCTCAACTTGAGCAAGAAAGACAACAGCGTAAAATTCAAACTATGGAAGCGCATAATGATATTCTTGACCAGCTAGACGAAGCAGAAGAAGTAAATGAAGCACAGTTTGCTTTTATGAACAGAGATGATGATAGGTCATTGAATGCATTTAAAAAATCACAGAAAGCATTAGCAAGTTCTGATGTTAAAAGACTAGACTTTCAAGGTCTTGCACAAATGGAACAGTTACGATTACGTCGACTTAGCGCTTTACGCGCTGGTGATGCCGCTCTGAGAGCGTCTGAAATTTCTGCATTGAGTACAGTTGTTGGAGGAGCTGCTGATTTTTACAGAAGCATGTAGGTTATTATGGTTGAAAAATATAGAAGAAATGTAAGAACTGGTGAGATAGGAATTATCCGAGCTGACATGAGTGTCGCTAACTCTCTTGGTCA